GAAATCAACAGCGTTGCGATGCTAGAGAAACAGATTCTCTGGGAAAATCACCAAGTCGAGGAGGGTGTTGCCAAGTATCAAAAAGCCATGAACGAAAAGTCCCTAAACGACACAACGGGCGGGCAGAGCTTAATACGCGAGGCGCTGCCCCGGACCATAGCTGCTATAAACGAATGCTATCAAGCTGTGGACCGTCTAATGTTTGAAAACAGCCACGGAGGCGGTGTCGATAATTGGGTCTATATGATCGGGCTTGTCTCCGCTGAGCAGACCGCAGTCATAGCCCTCAACAAGGCTCTCGCATTTTGCTCGGAGGGCTCATCCGACACCGTTTCGGGACTCTCGCGAAAGCAGACTTCAATGCTAACCCGAAAGGCTGGTCTCAACAGGTTGGCCAAGAGTATCGGGCAGGCCCTACGGCAGCAGCTGAAGTTCGAAAACTGGAAGCGCAACTCAAAAATCGAGTCGAAGAATGTTGTCAATTCGAAGGGCGAGCCCGTCAAAAAGTCATACGCTGAGCTTTTGATTCAGCGGGCGAAGGGGCAGGTCAATAGTCGAAAGCTGGCGCGTTGGGAGAAAAAGTTCGACAACTACGCCAACATTGACTGGGGTGAAGACGTCGTGAAAATCGGCTTCAAGATTATCGACATACTCACAGCAGCAAATCCCGGATTATTCACCTACGAAACCAAACGCGAGCTCGGAAAAACTCAACGATTTTTCTACCTAACAGACGCAGCATGGCTCGAATACCAAAGCTGTGACCAGTTCGCCGAGCTCCAATGTCCCTACATGCTGCCAACCCTCATCGCGCCGGTTCCCTATGCCTATGTGGACGGTAAGGTCCGAGGCGGCTATCACCACATTGAGTCGCCGCTATTCAGCAAACACCAAATGCTACACACCTCCGCAGATAAAACGGCAGCATCAGAACGATTCCTCTCAGCCGTCAACAACGTACAGTCGACAATGTGGCGCATAAACCCGTTCATTCTAATGGTCGTAGACATGCTCTATGGGACCGGAGCAACTGCCGGAGGCGTCACACAGGCATCGCACCAGCTAACGCCGTCACTCAACACAGAGGCCTACAACGCCTTAACAAAGGCGGACAGGAAGGCCTACCACGCGAAACGCAAGATCATCATCGAGGACGTCGCCAGCGCCCGAGGCAAGCACGGCGCATTTAGACGGAAGATAGCCATCGCTCACAAAATGGCAGAGCATTCCGAATTTGCGTTTCCGCATTTTGCTGATTTTCGGGGCCGATTGTATCCCTACCCAAAGGAGCTGACACCGCAGGGCGATCAGGTTGCCAAAAGTCTGTTGATGTTTGCTGAGGGTAAAAAACTAGGCACCTCGGGTCTGAAGTGGCTGAAGATACACGCCGCCAACTGTTATGGTCGGGACAAGGACACTCTGGAGAATCGCGAGCTCTGGGCGTCCTATAACCTTGATCTGATGATCCGGGTGTCATCCGACCCCCTGACCAACGAGGAGTGGACGGAGGCCGCCGAGCCTCTGCTATTCCTTGCTGTAGCGCGTGAACTGTCGCTGGCCCATTCGTCAGGCGAGCCCGAGGATTTTGTTTCGCATATACCTGTCGCGATTGACGGGACCACCAACGGGATGCAGATTCTTTCTATGCTGGGTCGGGACCAGATTGGTGCTGAGGCTACCAACTGCACAGCAGCTGACGAACGGCATGACCTGTATGCGACCGTTGCGGCTTCAGTCCTTATGATTCTAGGGCGTGAGTCTAAAGTCTCTGAGATCGCAGCTGAGTGGCTTGAGCGCCTTCAGGACAATGCCGACAAACAACGTAAAATCTGCAAAAGATCGGTGATGTGTGTTCCCTACGGTGTCACCGCTCGCGGTATTGCCGAGCAGCTGGTCAGCGACAAGCACTGCAACGATTTTATCTGTACAAGTCGGGACAAAGCCGCTGAAAGTATGACGCGCTACATTCTGGAGGCCATGCAGTCCGTAAATGGTAAGGCTGTGGAAATAATGACCTACTTCCAAACAGTGAGCGGGATCATAGCGAAGGCGGGCAAGCCTTTGTCATGGACGACGCCAATGGGCCTGCGGGTGACTCAGGCGTATAACAAGACAGCCAAAAAGGAGATCAAAACAGTCCTCGGCGACGTCATCCTTCACCTTGAGGACGCAAAACTCGGGCTCGACGCGAGGCGTCAGGCGCAGTCCAGTGCCCCCAATATAATCCACAGTTTTGATGGTGCGCTGCTGCAGCTTACTGTTGAGAAAATGGCGAACCAAGGGCACACGGATTTCGCGATGATCCACGACAGCTACGGAATGCACGCCTCAGCGATTGAGGACCTCAACGCTGCCCTGCGACTCTCGGCACTGGAGATATTTCGAGAGGACCAGATCGGCGCCTTCCATGAGCAGATGCAAGAGCTCCTCAGTGAAGAGCTGCCCGCACCACCGACATTGGGAGGCTATGACATTAGTGAGATCGAAAACGCTCCCTATTTTTTTAGCTAAGATGTTCAGTAACTTTGCATTATAAAGTTGTTGACAGGTCGCTGGGTTCTGCTACGATGTGGCATATTCAGCGACTTACTAACCAAATATAGGATTACCCATGTTAAACATCTATCAGATAGTAATACTCGAAAACGAAATTGACCCACGAAACGCATGGGCTTCGCCCAAATTTGTCGCCCAGCAGAACGTGTCAGTTTTTGGGAACGAGAGCCTGCAGGATGAATATTTGCAGTTTTTCGGCAAAGTCGCAGAGACTACCTTTGCAACTAAAGAGGAAGCATTCGAAGGCATGAACATGTGGACAGCGGAGAGCGAGTCGAAGATCACGCGCATACGTCCGCTGCACTCTCTGTCTGTTGGTGACATCGTTCACGACACAGCCACAGGAAAGGCCTACATGTGCGAGCGTATGGGTTGGGCTGAGCTCGCCGACTGCCAGACTTCAAACATCGGGGAGGTGGCAGCATGATGCTCACAGCTTATGAGGCCCACAGCCTGACGAAAGATGTCAGGACGTCTGGCTGCTACAAACTGGGACCGGACGAGTGCCGTTCGCTGTCTTGTAAATGCAAAGAGAGCAGGGGCGATTGGGTCTCTGGTTGTCTGGTGTGTCATCGAAGAATCAAGCCCTGAGCGGCAGGAGTGTTTATGCGTATACAAATCACGGATTCAAAGCTGTACATCATGGGAGTGCTCGCGGTTGTGCTCTTTTTTATTGCGTCAGAAATGGCATTTAACGACTGCTTGAGTCTCGGTGTTTGCTAGTCTTTTTTTTATTAAGTAAATACAGCGACTCTGCATTACAAAGTTGTTGACAGGTCCCTGAATATCACTATAATAGGGGCCATACTACAGTGACTTACTAACCCCGAGGAAACATCATGAGCAACTACCCAAAGCACCTTGAGCCAAAGAACATGATCAAAGCATTCAACAAGAACATCGGCCAACAGGAATTGATGGAACGCGCAGCAGCAATGCAAGACAAGACAATCACGGCGCAGAAGATCGCAACGCTCAACACTCGCTGGGCTAAATAGCAAACAGCCCCTTCGGGGGCATAAGGTGACCCCATGACACACTCAGAATCCCGCGCAGAAATAGCAACTAAAGACCACGACGCCATCCGCCGACAGGTGCTGGCAAATCGCAAAGGCCTCGAGCGTCTGGCTAATGACCGGAAGGTCCGAGCGGCGCTGCTGGCGAATGCGCCAGTCCAAGTTCTCCCGGCTTTTTTGTCGCTTTAAAAATACAGTAACTTAGCATTATAAAGTTGTTGACAGGTCCCTTAATATCAGTAAAATAGGGGCCATACTACAGTGACTTACTAATATAGGCCTACGAGGCCACCCGGAGACGAAAATGCAATCAGCTGAGCGAATAATCAAGGTAGGCGACACCATCACAATGATCGGCGAAATGCTGAATGGCTACGATAAAGCATGGACGTTTGAAGTGGCGGAGGTTCGGTATGACCTAATGGACGAGGAGTGCGACAGTGGTCCATATATGAGAATGACTACGGGCCACACCTTCAGTTCCGACTCTTTGTGGACAAGACGGGGCCAGCGCCGTGGTCACTATTTTTCAGCTCTTTTAATACAGTAACTTAGCATTATAAAGTTGTTGACAGGTCCCTGAATATCACTATAATAGGGGCCATACTACAGTGACTTACTAACCCCGAGGAAACATCATGAGCAACGAGCAAAAAGCAACTTTCGACACACTCATCAAGACAATGGTCGGTGGTGCTGAGTACCGCGCAATTTTCGCTAAGAACCAGAGCCTCATCACTTGCGACGATGAGTTCCACAACCTAGTGCTTGCAATAGCTAAAGCAAGCTAAACAGGCAACAGGCCCTACGGGGCCATCAGGAGACAACCATGCTACAGATTAACGACGAACTGAAGGTGTTCCGCAACCAGCTAAGACGCGAGGCCACCGTTCTGGCGGTACTTAAAAAAAAGGCGCTCATCGAGTACGCCATGCCCAACGGCACAACGGCCCTCAACATACTGCAAAGAGATGACATCCTCGGGGTGGGTCCGTATAGGTCCGTGAGCTACTTCGGCTTAACATTCCTGTGGCTGCGTGCGCTCATCAGTTGTGGCGCAGCGTGGTCAGGACGTCCCCAAAAAGGGAAGCCGTGCCCAACGCCGTCGAATGCTTTGAGAATCAAGATGGGTGCAGCATGAGCACGATTTGCGTGAGGATCACCAAGGGTGACGAATACAGTGCTCAATTCTTTGTGGACAATGTCAATGAGATCGAGGCGAAGCTGCTGGAGTGGAACGCGATGTCTGACTTTGAACGAGAACACCTTACAAAAAAAGGCACGTTAGACAAAGCACTCGCTAGTGGTTGGTACTACATCCCTAAAACCTGACAGTTGAAACTATAAAACCCCTCCTTTGGCCCCTTTGTGGGCCTTTTTTTTGCCTGCTCGAAACCCAGCAGGAATGCGGCTCTCCGACGTGTGTCACAAAAACCCGCCCTATAGAGGACCCCCCAGTCCATTAAGTCATTAAGTCAGGAGTCAATCATGAACAAACCAAACAGCACCAGAACATTAGACATGACCAACGCAGAGATCGATAGAAAGGCCAAGGTCTCAACGATTAGCGACTACATGGAATCATTAGACAAGCCAAGAGCTGGACCCTACTGGGTCAGACCTGATGGATCTGTCGAGATGATGAAGGTTTGAAGGTTGAGGCGGTAGACCTTAGCTGGCTACCCGCAGCCTTTGTCCTGCTGATGCTAATCAAGTCTGTTGTCCTTTAGTCACCACCAACCCCCCCCACAACAACCACCCCCTAAACAACAACCAACCACTCAGACACCCTTGAGGAGATTCTCTATGTCTACGAAAAAGTCACTGTATGTCAATTTTGCAACAACTGTTGGGACCGCCAACTTCGCATGGCTAAACAAGCCCGATGTCGGATCTGAATACTCCGACGGTAAATACAAGGTGACAATTGCCTTCCAAAAGGACGACCCAATGGTCGCCGTTCTAAAGGCCACTATTAAGGAAGCAGCTCAGCGCGAGTTTGGCGACACAATACCTGCAGGCTTCCACAACCCGCTGCGAGACGGCGACGAGTCCGGCAAAGAACAGCTTGCAGGAATGGTATTTGTAGCAATGAAGAGCATCAACAAGCCGACCACTGTTGACGCTGCAAACAAAGAGCTACCCGACAGCGTCATCATTATGTCTGGCGATACCATCCGCTGCGCGGGTTCGGCCAAAGCCTACAACGGGAAGAATAAGGGCGTCAGCTTTTACCTCGATATGGTGAAGCTGATCGCAAAGAACAACTCGGGAGGCGGTCCGGGCGAAGCCAGTGACGTGTTTGGTGAGGATGCTGGTTTTGTCGCTGAGTCCTTTGAGCCCAGTGGCAGCGAACAGCCTGCACCACAGCAGTCGAGCAAGCCTAGCAAGCCGAACCTCCTAGACATTAACGACCTGTAGGTCCGACATGTCGCAGGCGGTCCGAACCTCAGTCGCCAACATCTTGGCCGTAATGCGGAGGGAGTCGGACGATGTTCGCTACCTATTTATACCAGTCGAGCCACGCCCAGCCTCCCGCCCACGGGTAACCAAGTGGGGCACCTATTACAGCAAGCCCTACACCGCATTTCGCCAAGAGGCGCAACCCTACGCCAACGCCTATGACGCGAGGCCGCCCATCACGGGGCCAGTCGCCATCCTGATCGAGATTGTCTGCACAAAACCTAAAACGGGAAGACTTCAGCACCCCCGTGGGGATGTGGACAATTTCGTCAAGGGGGTGATGGACGTCATGACCAAAGCCGGAACATTTTGGCTGGATGACGTGCAGGTGATCAGCCTTCACGCCTTCAAACGCTACAGCGATCCATTAACGGACGAGGCCTACGGGTCCTATGTCTATCTGCATGAGGTCCACGAGATTAATTGAAACACCAAGACCATCGAGCCCCAAAGCACATAAGAGCAACGGCCTACCTATTGGCCGTCGCGTCTTTGATCACCCTCAGCACCACCCTCAACCAATTGCTATAAACCAAAAAGGATTCCAAAAGATGACCCCACAAGACTCAAGCCTAGCGCACCACCTCCAAAAAGTCGGATCAATCACGGCTGTGGAGGCTTCAACCCTCTACAAAATACGCTCGCTCACCAGCAACATCTGGCGCCTAAGAGCCCTCGGCATGGAAATAATGGCAGACCGCAGGCGCGACATCACGGGCCAGAGATATGTCAGGTATCACCTCGGCGGAGGTTGCTGATGGCTAAGTTCACCCGCATGGCCCGCAATTTCATGGGGAACGTGCTCATGTTCATCGGGATCGTGGTCCTGCTGATTGGGCTGCTCCTTTTCTACATAGGCGCATGGTTCACGGGCATCCCTTTGAAGGCTGAAGACTCAGCGGCTGACATTTCTGCAGAAACCCTCAAGTCGTTTTATCAAAAGCAGATGCGTCGCAAGCAGGGTGACGAATGATCCAGTCACTGTTTGAACAGTCCTTCGCCGTTCAATCCCTAATTGAAGATTACATCGCTTTCATTCAGCACCTCTCAGACATCGGTGAAACCAACGCACCGTCTATCCACCAGTTTGCAATCTGGAGGCAAGAGGAGCTCGACGAACGCGGCATCGAGACAGGTCCTATCCCGCTAGTCCACTAACTGAAACACACGAACCCTCTCGGGGCTCACGCCCTCGGAGGGCTTTCGCATGTCTGAAGATAAACCGAAGAGCTACGTCTACTGCACCACCAACCGCATCACCCACAAATTCTATATCGGCAGCCATTGCGGTTCGAAACGCAACTACCTCGGATCGGGGGTGGCACTGCGCTCAGCCCTGAAGAAGTACGGGCGCCACAACTTCTACAAAGAGGTTTTGCACTACTGCAAGGACCACCAGCAGGAAGAGCAGCGGCTACTCATCGCTCTCGATGCGGCCAACGATCCGCAAATGTACAACCTGACGAACAGCGGAGCAGGTGGGTCTGCCGGTCGTGCCTACTCAGAGGAAACCCGTCGCGCTATGCAAGCAAAGCACGGCGGCGAGAACAACCCGTTTTACGGACGCAAACGATCAGCGGCCTGCAGAAAAAAGACCTCAGACGCTCAACACCGTCGCTGGGCCAAATACAGAAACCATAAAGAAAACCGCCAAAATTAGGAGGCACCCCCATGGAACACGAAATCGAATCTGAATTCCTCGAGCACGGCGCGTGCGCAGCGTGCGGCTCGTCTGACGCGAACGCCGTCTACACCGATCACACCTATTGTTTCAGCTGTACAGCGCACGTCAACCGCGAGGCCTTCGAAGCCTCTGAGGCGGTCAAGGTCCAGCAGCTGACAGTCAGTCGCGACAGCGGCCTCACCCAGTTCATAACCGGTGACTATCAGGCGCTAACAAAACGCGGGATCTCCAAAGAGATCTGCAGGGCCTTCGACTACTCCGTCGGCGTCTATCAGGGCAAGCCGTGCCACATCGCCCCCGTCTATAACGACAAGCAGCAGCTGGTTGCTCAGACGATCAGGCTACCCGAGAAAGACTTTCGGATACTCGGGGACCTAAAGGCTGGCGGGCTGATATTTCAGCACAAGTTCCCGCCCGGTGGTAAGCGGCTGGTGATTACGGAGGGCGCCCTCGATGCGCTCAGCTACGCCACTGTGGCGCCCGGCTGGGAGGTTGTTTCAGTGCCTAACGGCGCGAGTGGCGCCGTGAAGGCCATCAAGCGGAGTCTGGAATTCGTGGACAGCTTCGATGAGGTCGTCCTGCTTATGGACCAAGACGCTCCGGGCATTGAATGTGCTCTCGAGGTTGCCGCCTTGCTGTCGCCGGGCAAATGCAAGATCGCGTCGATGCCACTGAAAGACGCCAACGCAATGCTGCTTGCGGGTCTGGCCAAGGAGCTAAAGATCTGCGTTTACGACGCAAAGCTGTTTAGCCCTGAAGGGATTGTTCTGGGATCTGAGCTGCTGCTCGATGACATCAAGTTGGCGGTCCCGCGTGGCCTCACGACACCATTTCTAAAGCTCGACAAAAAGATCCGAGGACTTCGCAAAGGTGAGCTCACTTTGATCTGCGCAGGTAGCGGCATTGGCAAGTCGACGCTGACTCGTGAGCTCGGCTACCACCTAGCTGTGGCCCATGGGCAGCGAGTCGGGTATCTGATGCTCGAGGAGTCTGTCAACAAGACCGCCAAGGCCTTAATCGCTATCGACAACTCTGTTCCTTACGCCGACCTACTCGAGAACACGGCCCTCATCACGGACAAAGCATGGCAGGACTCGTATCAGCGCGTGGTTGTTCCTTCAGCTTTTTATGACCATTTCGGAGCCACTGAAGTCGACAACATTGTTTCGAAGGTCCGGTTCTTAGCGGTGGGCATCGAGTGCGACTACATCGTTCTCGATCACCTTTCGATGGTTGTCGCTGGCAGTGACAAAGAGCGCATCGCCCTCGATGAGCTGATGGTGAAGCTGCGCAGCATTGTCGAGAACACGGGCGTCGGTGTGATTGCAGTCAGCCACATAAGTCGTGGCAAGGACGGCAAGTCCTACAACGAAGGCGCTCAGATCAGCCTGAATGCCCTCCGAGGATCAGCGAGTCTCGAGCAGCTGTCGGACATCGTCATCGGGCTGGAGAGAGACCAACAGTCAGAGCATGACAGTGATGTCGCACAGATCAGGGTACTGAAAAGCCGCCTCGTCGGTGACGTCGGTGTCGCTGGGCATATCAAGTACGACGTCACAACGGGCCGCATGAATCATTACGAGCCTGAAGATCCTTCGAACACCCCCCACACCAATACAACAAATCAAAGTCCCGGCGATGTCTGGGACCAAATAACTGACCTCTGAGGCAGTACACCCAATAGACATAGTGGCTTAACACCTATCGACTAATTAATGAGGATTACCAATGTGGATACTACCAAAGAATTACCAAATGTCATCGCGTTTTGCGCTGGATATGGTGGCATCGAAAGAGGACTTGATGCTGCCGGGTTTGAACATAGAGTCGTCGCTTATGTGGAGATCGAAGCCTTCGCCATTGCGAACTTGGTTAGCAAGATGGAAACGGGTCAGCTACCTCCCGCACCTATTTACACGGATCTTAAAACCTTCCCAGCGTACCTCTTTCGAGACCGCGTTGACCTCATCACTGGCGGTTACCCATGCCAACCCTTTTCAGCAGCAGGAAAGCGACTTGGTGAAGATGACCCAAGGCACCTGTGGCCACACATCCGAAAGCACATCGAAGCAATACGACCTGTTCGCTGTTTCTTTGAAAACGTCGAAGGTCACATCTCGCTTGGACTCTCCACAGTCATCAGCGATCTGGAAGAAGACGGTTATCTCACAACGTGGGGAATATTCAGTGCGCGTGAAGTCGGCGCTCCTCACCAACGAAAAAGAGTCTACATCTTGGCTGACACCAATGGTGCAGGACAGCAAGCATTCAGGGACAAACCTAGGGCCGAACGGACAGCGCGGTTTATTAGTGAATCAAGTGAACTGGCCGACTCCATCTGCGAGGGATCACAAGGGCGGCTATCAAGGCGGTCGGATACGCAATGGCAAGGTGAGTTTCGACACGTTGGATGTGGCAGTGCAATACCACAGTGGGGACAAAAACATAGTTGGCCACCTGAACCCAGAGTGGGTCGAGTGGTTGATGGGTGTGCCGATAGGGTGGACAGGATTAGGCTCTTGGGGAACGGAGTAGTTCCGCAGACAGCTTCAACAGCGTGGCTCACATTAAACGGGCGCGAGATATACAGCAACACCACATCTAATGACTTACTACTATTATGAGGAAATGTACCAAATGGAAATAATGACTGAATACCAAAAATATATAGCCCTAAGCCGATACGCCCGCTGGATACCTGAAGAAAACCGCAGGGAGTCATGGGATGAGACGGTTGACCGCTACATGGAAAACGTGGTCCGGGGCAAGGTTGATCAGTCAACATATGACGAGCTGCGCGACGCAATTGTGACCCTCAAAGTGATGCCCTCCATGCGTGGCCTGATGACGGCAGGCGTAGCTATGGACCGCGACAACACCTGCGCCTATAACTGCGCCTATCTGCCTATAGACGACCCGAGGTGTTTCGACGAGGCCATGTTCATCCTGCTATGCGGGACAGGCGTCGGCTTTAGTGTCGAACGGCAATACGTCGCCAATCTGCCCACGATTCCGACATTGAAGCTGGACAGCACGCGCCCCCTAGTGGTCGTTGGTGACTCCAAGGAAGGGTGGGCGCTGGCCTATCGCGAGATAATAGGGCACCTGTATGCAGGCAATCAGCCTATCTG